CTCCAGGAAGCCTCTAATGCTGTCTTTTCTCCAGTGGATGTGTTATACATAATTTTATCCGGGAATATCACAATATAGGCTCCCAAACTCACCAGCTGCTTATCTGTATCCTGGACTGTTGCAATTTCTTTATCTTTGTAATACAGCTTTGTCCCATCCACATAGGCCAAACCATTTTTATAAATGATCCCATGAGGTTTTGATAAACTTTTCAGGATTTCTCCTCTTGGCTTTCTGACCGCTATCGCCGGGAAAACATCTGAAGACATGTTTTTCATGTCCGAAAACTCATTTTCTCCAATTACAAGACCTTTGTTCAGTCCCCCAAATGATCCTATCTGTTTGCTGTCCCCTCTCGGTGTCATTGTCAGCATTGGTAATCGTCCCATTAAAGCTCCTCCTTAAAATTTGGAAAATAACGGTGCTTTTTTTGCCCGATTGCAGCGCCTGAACCATGCAGCATATGCATCATAAGCGGAGTTGTACATTACAACGTCATTGTTATAGCGTTCAGTTTCTTCATTGTGATAATCAATCTTTGAAAGCAGATAATTAACATAGACATCCTTGAACCGATCCGGAATACTTAATTTTTTATCCTGGTCTTTTTCATATTCCATTGGAATAAATTCCAGATTATATCCTTCCGCCCGGTTGATTACTTCTTCAATGACCTGTCCCTCAATTTCATTGATCCATCCCATGATCATGTCTGTACCATACTGCTGCCCTCTTAAAGATGTGATATCACTAATCAAATCGTTTACTGTCATATAAGCACCTACTCTTTCAGTCCCGGCCAGGTAAGCGCTCCATCCTGGTCAGGGGTTAAAGTTACCGGGTCTGTAACCATAGCTCCATCTTCATTCAGCACGTACCATTTCCCATCAATAGTTTGCTGACCGGTCAGCATAGCTCCATCCGCGCCAAGGTAATACCATTTATCTTTGTATTTATACCAGGTATTCTTGACCATTCTTCCTGCACCATCAAACCAGTACCATTTATCATCGTACCAATACCAGTCATTTCTTACAGGCTCCCCGTTTCCGAGGTAATACTTCCAATCTCCATCCTCTTGCTGCCATCCTTTTTTCTTTTGTTCGCTTATTGGAGTTAAAAATAGCTTCTGTTCTGCCTGTCTTCTTCTGGTCAGGCCAGCCAAAATCTTACCACCACCGCGGTTATATGCCAGGATCTTTTCTGATATCTCAGCCCGCGATCTGGTTCCTTTTGCTGTCAACTGATCTATAGATCCTACATTGTATGCAAATGATACCAGGGCATCAAATTCATTTTGATTCCACATGTATTTCGTTCCATATTTGTCTACATTGCGCTCATATGGTCCCATATCATCCGTCAACATCTTATCTGCCTCTGCCTGTGTAATCCTCTGACCTGCTTTTACATTTCCTGTGTGTCCCCAACCAATGGTCCATACTCCTGCCGGGCACTTATAAGCTTCTAATCTGCATCCTTCAAAGCTTCTTATCAGTTTCAAACCATTCTCTGAAATTTTCATGTGTACCTCCTATTAAAAAAGGCTTAGGATATCCTAAGCCTAAAGATGTGTCACTCCAATTTTGTTTTGTCTTCGACCTGACCTTTAATTGCTTTTGCAAGCGGCATCAGGAACGGAGGCATAGCAACACCAATATCAAGTAAATTCTCTAGGATGGATATGATCTCATTGCAAATAAGCCAAACAGCTACTACGGTAGCAATCACAAACGGTATTTTTATGTCCAACCCTATATATTGTCCTGCATATATGATCATCCTATCCATGAGCCATCCTACACCGATCAGGATCCACATTCCGATTTTTTTACAAATGCCTCGAATCCCCTTGTAGCTTGTCACATGTTCCTGACGATACTTCGATGCAACTATTCCGGTTATATAATCAGTAAAATTCAGTGCTACGAGAGCAAACACCGGTACTGCCAATACTCCAAGATAGGCAAATGCTGCACTCATTATAGTGATAAATATTGCTTTAAATCTTTCCAACTTCATTTACCTCACTCACTTTTCTCTGGATTTTCCTTTAACCACTTTTCTGTTACTTTTTTCCAGAGTTTTGGCACCTGCTCCAGTGTCATTTCTCCAGATCTGATTTTTAATCCATAATACCTGCCCATTATGATGTCACTCCTTCCTGGTCTGCCATAGCACTCATTACTGCTCCCATATCTCCAATAGCTCCGTCATGGACTGCTAATGTTTCGGTATTAGCGGAAACCTGTGCTTTCAGTTTTTCGATATCTGTCAGCTCACGAATACCAAATGTTGCCATGA